TTGAGCTCCAATTGAAAGCTAAGAGCGACAACATTGCCTGTATCGTCATACTCGGTCATAATACGCTTTGCGCCAACATAGGCGAGCTTGCCTTGAATCTCGCTCAGTGTTTTTTCAACAGATATGCTCGTTGTATAATTCTTTAATGCCATTATAATCTTCCTTATCTACACGAAATCGTGTATTTTGGTTTACTTTCAATTTTCAAATTAAAGTAAAATGGTGGTTTAGTTTAATTTCGTTACATCATCCACGTCTCGCCATCATCATATGGATTGACGCCGTTCACAAACTTGCCGCAATTAGGACACATTGAGGCAGCGTCAGGGTAACTTCCAACACGATACGGCTTTAGCGATGCCTGATACGCTTTCCAGTTCCTGCTGTCGCCACGGACAAGCAATATTTCGTCATCGCAACAATCGCGTTTTACCATCCACCTGTCGGTGTCCATATTGTCTGTATGGTCAAAGACCCAATTGCACCATTCGATTTTAGGTATCATATTTATCCCCCATTTTATGCATCGTCAGATTTTATCGGTGCAACACCAGCCACGATCTCGTTGCCATCCCAGGCATAATCTGGCGAGGATTTTATTAAAATTGGCTCATCATATTTGCCGACATGGATCGTAACGCCGCCCATCATGCCGTCGCTCTGCTTGAATTGTCGCAGCGCCTCGATAAGCAATTTAGGATTTACCACAACCGACTTTACCGGAAACGCCTCTGAACTTTTTTGCTCGACGAACGGGCGTGTCTCCGGGAAACGCAGCTCGGTTTGCTCTTGAAACGGAATCTCAGCCTTGATCGGAAAACTCTCATCGATTGGCACCATTTCACCGTACGGATTTGTGCGAACAACGATTTTGCCGTCGTGAACATACGCTCGGTCAAAGTCAGTCTTCATGACTTTATCAGCGGCAACGAGAACACTCTGCGGGATATTCATTGAGCAGGCTTTTGCGCCAGGCTCAGCGTCAACTTCGCGGCGGATCAGCTTATAGCCGTCTGTGGCGATGAGCGTGGCTTTATATATGCCTTTCTCTTGCTCGACAACCTCCAGTCTGACATTCTCCAAAACCTTATTCTGCGGCGTTGGCTTCTGCGCCATTTTATATACAGCGATCTGCTGCTTGGTTAGCGAAACGATACTGCTCACTTCTCCCACCAAAATCCTTTCTGCTCAGCCTCAGTTTCAGAAATTTTGTCGTCCTTCAAGCTGCCGGCTGACTTATTATTTATCTTGACCGCGACATCTACGCTCCGAACGCCGTGCTCTAGTAGCCATTTCTTGGCTCGCTTAGCGTCGGCTTCGGTGGCGTAGGTCTTTGCGTGCGGCTTGTTCTTCTCGTCGCTCCAGCGAACCGTGAATGCGCAATTCATCAGAGACATTACGTAGCCTCCAGCTTCTTGCGCTTGCGGCGCTGCTTTTTACGAAGTGCTTTTTTAGTCACGACGCCTTAATCTCCAAACCTCTCATACATACAGTTTTCGTGCATGTCTGGATAATCCTTTCGCTCAGCGTCAGATTTAATGAGCGCCAAATTGCACATGCTACATCTGCCGTATGGTGCGGTTTTTTCAAATTCAGCTAGCTCAGCGTCTTGTTTAGGTCTACGTTTGCTGATCCGGCCGCAAATCCGAGCTGCCTCCCGATTGAGCGCAAAGCCCGTTTTGTTTCCCCTCGACCTCGATCCACCCTTTCTGCCGATTTCACGGTAGAAGTTTGGATTTTTCGCGAGAATTGTTGCGGCAGCTTTTCTGCCGCCGGCTTCCGTTCCTGCCATAGTTCTCCTTTCGTTAAAATGGTATTTCGCTCAAATCTCTTCCTCGACGTATACGCCGCCGATGTCGAATATCGAGCGGATGGCATTAGCTTCTGCGCATTTCGCCAACATTACTCGCGGCATGGTTTTCCATGTCCCCATAGCGTCGCCGGCGCGGTATTTACCGTAGTTGTCGTCAGAAGTATGAGTTTTGGCAAACTCGTCGTAATAGGCTGTGTATTCGCCGATCTTCACCGCTTCGTTTGAGCCGTCAAACCTGCCAAACACCTCTACCGTCGCCGAATCCAGCTTGGTTTTTTCAGCATCCTTATAGTCGAAAACTGCTTTGCCGGTGTAAGCGTACGTCGGGTTTTTCGAACGACGCGCCAGCGAGCGTAAGCCGTGAATACTAACGATTGGCTCCAGCTTTTCGATCCACTGACCGTTTACATTTTGACGCTGATACACTGCGTAGATTTCCTTTTTCAGCGGATTCAGGTTGTATTGACTGCACACCAGCATAAAGTAGGCGAGGTCCTCGATAGGTCGTATTTTGCCCATCTTATCGACACCTAGTAAATTACGGTGAATATTACCGAGTACCTTTTCCTTGTTAAGCCCCAGCGCCCAGTCGCCAACGTATTTAGCGATACCTGAGTACTCTCGCTTGACATTGCTTTTTTTGGCGATAGCTTTATCACTTCTTGTTTCACTCATTATTTACCTCCTTCAATCGGCGAAAAGCACTGTACGCGCACTGGCTTAATCATCCCTGAACCCAGGTAGAGCATGTCGCCCTTGCCGAGGAGACGTTCGCCCCCGGATTCATCCAGGATGATTTCCGAGTTCTTGGCGGTTGTTACTCTCAGACAAGCTTTGACTGGACAGTTAGCCTTGATTATCGGCGCGACGATGTCGGTGCTTGGTCGCTGTGTGGCGATAATCACGTTGATATTCGCCGCGCGCCCCTTCTGCAAAATTCGTGCTAGGTTGGTCTCCAGTTCTTTGCGAGTATCGTAAGTGTATTGCTTCATTATCGGTTCGCCATTCTTCTTATAGCCATCAATACGATAACGAACTTCCTTCCCAGTCTGCATAACTAGGTCGGCATACTCATCGATAATCAATACTCGACGTTTAGCATCGGTTTTTTTATCCTTATACCGACCGTCCATCAGCTCACTTAAGCACTGGATTAATTCAAGAGACTTGCCAACTTCCGAGACAATATTGTTGCTCAAATCTTCAAAGTCTAATCCTTTCATATCGATAATGTCGATATGGCAATTTGTTAAACTCTGAATAATATTGCGCAAAAAGACCGACTTACCAGACCCAGTTTGCCCGCCAATCAGCATGTGTGGCATTTTGGCGATATCGTCGTAGATGACGTTATTCATCGTATCGACACCGATTGGTATTTGGTGACTGTTGGCTTTGTCGTCGAAATTCGGGAACGATTGCTCGTGTGGCACTTCAATGCCGACTGTTTTTGTGCCGTAGACTGGCGCGATAACTCGCACAGCGTCAGAACCGAGCGCCAGCGACAAATCGTCACCCATAGTAGCGATTTTTGACATTTTAACGCCACGATTTGGTCTAAACATATACGTATCGACCGTATTACTTTTGATTACCTTTTCGATACGTCCGCCGATGCCAAATTCTACTAATTTTTCCTTTATTCGATCAGTTTCCGAACCATCATCGCTAGCAATATCTTCAGCAACAACCGTATTGACTGGTGCGAATTTCTCGCGTCGTTCTGTTGTGTGCACGGTTCTGACGGTGATACCTTCCATTTGCGCCACGATGTGCATCGACTGCGCGCCGTTCATCATGTCGCGTGGGTTTGGAAAGTAGGTAGCGTTAGGATTATCCGTGTAGTCGCTCACCGACTTGATAACTCTGCCCATGATATCGTCAGCTTCGGCTAGGTTCTCGGCATTCAGCACGTAGTCTTTGATCTGCGGCTGACCATCGCGATTGATGGTCTTCTTAATTTCCTTAAAGACCACTCGGCTGACAGGCTTTTTGTATTTATACTCAGCCAGCTTTGAATAAATCCAGCCCTGTATAATGTATGACCAATTCTCAGTCTCTTCGTCGGAGTAGTTAGTGACGCTCTTCCAGTCGATGACTTCTAGGCTATCGCCTAAATCAAGCACAATATCGATGTAGCCCTTCATTGGAATCTTCTTATTCATCACCGACAAATTGCATTCGATCTTGTCCTCGACAGCCAAAATGTTGTCGTATGTCGGCAGTTCGTTGATGACTGTCGTCGATAGTTTCTGATATTGCTCGATAATCTTCTCGCGGCTGCCAGTTTTGCCGTACTCGATCTCATAATCTGCGACATTTTCAATCGCCTGCAATCCTGCCTCTATCGCTACCTCAAACGATTGACCTTTCATTCGCTGCTCAATCATTTTGTGCATAGCAGAGCCGACAACCATTGATGGCGACGATGGATCATCATAAACCTTAGCAATATAGCGTTTCTTGAACTGAATCTGATTATTCAAAAAACACATTATTGCTGATGGAGATAATACTATTCGCTCCACTTACACCTCCCCCGCCAAAGCACGATCAAGAAATGTCGGATCGATTAGGTTTTCCAATTTTTCAAACAAACTATTTTCGTCCATAAAACTTGCCCTCAATCCACTTCATACCTTTGTCGAAAATCCTCAGCCACTTCGCTGCTTTGACCGACTTGTCAAAGTCGTGGTCATCTAGTTCGCGCAGCTTGTCAATCACCTTGTCAAGAGGCTCGCGTTTATGTACCGGCACCAGCTGAACCGGTGACGGCATTACGTTCACGTGTATCTTCATCGCCAAATCTCCTTTCGCGATTTTAATTCTTGTATAGCTTCGTCGAACGCACCGTTCGCAAACAGCACGACTGCTAACACCGCAATTGCTGCGAACTGCACCCACCAAAGACGCAAGTCTGTTGGCTCGCTCATTGCGATTATTGCGGCTGGTAGTCCAACTACCCAGCTAATGATTTTTTTGATCTGTTTGTTTTTCGCTGCCATTTTTCAGCTCCTTTCGTTTACGTACAAGAGTGCTCGCAGTCACTCTCGTACTGGTTGGATATCTCGTCCCTGTCGTGTTTTAAGCGGTTTGTAGTCCGCCGTCTCTAATCTTTGACCAGCTGTTACTCAAATCTCTAAAAACCCGCTCTGACGTCTCAATGAAGCTACAAACGCTGAACGTACAGGATTTCTAGCCTCATTTTTACGTCAAATAAAAAAGAATCGACGCGAAGTCGATTCATGGTTGATAGATTTGACTAACAGAGGTAATCGCTGTTTATATCATGTAAGAATATTTC